CAACTGCTCCAGTAGTAGAAGCAACTGCAACGGCTCCGGCGGCTGAACCAGCAAAAGCAGACAATAGTGCGGAAGACATTTTAGCAATGATCCGTTCACGTCAAAACTAATACGGCTTTATAGTGTAGGGTCCTTAGTGGCCCTACACGATAATCTGAATAAGGAGATACTATGGCTAATAAAGCATTTGACGTTTCTAAGTTTCGTAAAAACTTAACTAAATCAATCTCGGGTATGAGTAGTGGTTTCAATGACCCTACTGATTGGATTAGTACAGGAAACTATGCCCTTAACTATCTTATTAGTGGCGACTTTCATAAAGGCGTTCCATTAGGTAAGGTAACTGTATTTGCAGGAGAATCAGGAGCAGGTAAATCATATATCTGTGCAGGTAACATTGTAAAGGCGGCACAAGAACAAGGTATCTTTGTTGTACTAATTGACAGTGAGAACGCACTTGATGAAACTTGGTTACAAGCACTTGATGTAGATACAAGCGAAGATAAACTACTTAAACTTAACATGTCAATGATTGATGATGTAGCAAAAACTATTTCAACGTTCATGGCAGACTACAAAGAAATGGATGACGCAGAACGTCCTAAAGTAATGTTTGTAGTTGACAGTTTAGGTATGTTACTAACACCAACAGATGTTGATCAGTTTAACAAGGGTGATATGAAAGGTGACATGGGTAGAAAACCTAAGGCACTTACATCACTTGTACGTAATACTGTTAACATGATTGGTTCACATAATGTAGGACTTGTATGTACTAACCACACATACGCATCGCAAGATATGTTTGACCCTGATGATAAAATTAGTGGTGGACAAGGATTTATCTATGCATCATCTATTGTAGTAGCAATGAAAAAATTGAAACTAAAAGAAGACGAAGCAGGTAATAAGATTAGCGAAGTACGTGGTATTAGAGCAGGTTGTAAAGTAATGAAAACTCGTTATGCAAAACCGTTCGAAGGTGTACAAGTTAAAATCCCATACGAAACAGGTATGAACCCATATAGTGGTCTTGTTGATTTGTTTGAGAAAAAGAACATGCTAAAGAAAGACGGTAATAGACTTAGATTCGATTCTAAAAACGGAGAAGAAGTTAAGGAATATCGTAAGGCATGGGAAGCAGGCGGTCCATTACTTGACAGAGTCATGATGGAGTTCAGTGAAGTATCCGATGAGGTAATTACAACTGAAGAGGAAGAAATTCCAGAAGCAACCGAAACAGTCACAGAGGAATAAATTATATGAGTATGGATAGTTCACAAATCGTAGATACCTGGAATCTTTTTAAAGAGCATACAGATAAAAAACAAGTAGAAACATTAGCCGAAAGGTTTGTTGATTTACTTGCTGATTATGGTGTAGGTGATGACCAATTAAAAGAGAGTTTAGGTACTGATGATCATCTTGATGCGGCAATTAATTATTATCTTGATATTGATGATGAGTTGACTGCGGACGATGACGATTGGGATTAAACATGTGGTATAGCCAAATATCAAAAGATATTAGTAAAATACCTGAGGCGTTAGAATATTATAACGATCAGTTATTACAGGCTAAAAAAGAGATCCGTATTTTCGGAAGTCTTGAGAAGGCCGCGGCAGAGATGCCCGGCCTTGTCGAACAACGTTTCAATCAGTTACAAGAACTTGAAGCAATTTTAGAATATCTTAATATAGAATTACGTAGATTGCGTAGCACATTTTTTAAGAAGTATCTTGAAAATTATCAACGAGCATTGAGCAGTAGAGACTGTGAAAAGTATGTTGATGGCGAAGCAGACGTAGTTGATATGGAAAAGATTATTAATGAATTTGCATTAATGCGTAACAAATGGTTAGGCATTACTAAAGGCTTAGACCAGAAGCAATGGCAAATTACTAACATTGTTAAGTTAAGAGTGGCTGGTATGGAAGATGCATCAATTTAAACCCAAGTTTCAAATTCCAAAAAGATCATTTGAATTACGCGGACAATTATTTCCATACCTTATTGATAACTTTGACACAACAATTATTGAGTCACAAGATCAAATCGAACAAGATAGAATTTTAACATTTAGTCACCCTTTTTGTGATTGGGTGTTTGATGCATTACAAAACAACAAAGAATTAAATTTCTTCCATTTAGATAACGGTTACATAGGCAATTGGAATTACAAACGCCCTATGTATTATCGTATTAGTTACAATTCCCTACAAAACACTAAACCAGGACCTATTAAAAAAAGTAGAATACACACACTTGAATTAGACGATCGTTATCAAGATTGGAATGACAAGGGTAAGTATAACCTATTAGTGATGCCACGTAACACTAATATCTTTAAATACTTAGGACAAGATTACGACGAATGGCGTGAACAAACTATTGCACATTATCAAAGTTTAGATGTGCCATTAGTAATAAGAGAGAAGACAGGTAAACGTAGACACAGGTTTGCTGAAATAATACCAATGATGCATAAGGCTAAAAAGGTTATTACGTATCATAGTATGGCAGTTGTTGAAGCATTGTGTTTAGGCAAACCAATTGAAGTATTAGGACAAAGTGCAGTTGAACATTGGCAAGGACAGTTTGGATTTGATAGAACACCTATGCTTGAACATATTGCACACAGTCAATTTAGTAGAGAAGAATATGAAAATGGAACGGCATGGGAAGTAACATTTAATTATCAGGTAGCAAATGGATTATAAAGCAAAGATTATATGTTTACAGGACAACGCTCACAGTGTACAAATGGCCGCTGAGTGTGTTGCACAAGCAAACAAGTTTGGAATTAAAGTAGAACAGTTCAATGCTGTCAACGGCAATGACTTTAACATTGCTTGTGCAAAGTACGGTATTACATCTATAAGCAAAGTTAAAAAAGGACGTTTAGGAGTGCTTGGTTGCTTTCTAAGTCATTACGGACTATGGAAAGAATGTGTTGAAAGTAATACACCTTATCTTATTCTTGAACACGACGGATACTTTATTAGACCATTGCCAGAAGATATACTTACAAAATTTAAGCACGTATGTAAATTAGATCAGTATGATCCTTACAGTGGTGCATACAATAACGCAGTTGAACAAAGCATGAAAGAAGATATTGTAGTAGGACCATATCATAACATACATGCAAAAGGTAAACGTACTCTAAAGTATGTAGGTAATTATTTTAGAGGTGCTTGGAGTTACATTATTAAACCAGAAGCCGCACAAAAATTGTTAGACTTTGTTGCTGAACACGGTTATGTTGTAGCGGCTGATCAACAAATTGGGTCTAAGTTATTAGAACTATCATCAACAAATGTACCAGTGGCACGACTACACCCATTCTACTCTATTGGTATTAACATAAACTCAGAAAGTTTAACACAGCATTTAGGAGCAAAGAGTGAGCAAGAAAAATAAAAACTTAATAAAAAGAGATAACTGGTTCAATGACTATCACGAAATACCACAGTTAGGTATTAAAGGTAAACGTGATCTTAACAGTAGAATCGCTCACTATAATCAAGATGATTTCAAAAATTCTACTGTAGTTGACTTAGGGTGTAACATGGGTCAAATGACTTTTCAAGCACAGGCATGGGGAGCAAAACATGTTATGGGTATTGAGTATGATTCAACTGCCGTACTAAATGCAAATCAAATTAAGGATCAATTAAACATTGACAATGTTACGTTTGTTGTAGATGACTTAGACAGTAACTTCCTTTGGACAAGCATGGACAACTTTGATGTTGTTATGTTTCTTGCAGTTATAGATACTATTGAACTTGAAAATAGATACGGAATTTTAAGTAAAGCATGTCGTAAAACTAATAAAGTTATGTACTTTGAAGGTCACGGCAAACAAACATATAACAAGTATATGCAGAATCTTGTTGAATATACAGACTTTACAGAAATCAAATACATGGGTAATACACCTGTAAGCAGACCTTTCTTTAGATGTACAAGAGAGAAGATGACAAGCGAACAAGCAGTACAAGCCATTGCTAACAGCCCCTACGATAAGATTGCAGTAGTAGGCAAATCACTTGCAGGAAAGACTACTATTAGAGAACAACTACAAAAACTTGATCATAAGTTTGATGTTGTAGACGATCTTGTGTATTGGGAGAACGGCCAAGATGCAGGCAGAATTCAAGTGTCGGACTTAAATAATATGGATAGGTTTGTACTTTTTGATTACAGAGGTTTGGAATACTATCCAGACGTTGACGTAGTGTTTTTTGTAACACCAAATGGTAGTTTAATTGGACAATCACGTAAACCATCAAAGCCTTTGATTTCACCTTCAATCAAAAGTTTTGCAAATGTTAAAGAAGTGTACACAGTGGAAAGCAGATAATGAAAATTAAAAGTGCAAAAAAATTAGGTAAAAACTTCCATTACAGATGGAGTACGCATCAGCCTGTAGTTAGAGCAATGGTTGAATTAATTAATCCAGAACTAATACTTGAGTTAGGAGTTGGACGTTATTCAACACCGTTGTTTATTAAATTTCCTGCACTAAAGATTATTCATATTGAAAGCGAACAAGGTTGGTTAGACTTAGTTAAGAAAGAAAATGCAGACGGTATTACAAGCAAGAGTGAATTTAGACATCACGACATTGCTCCACTTGGTATTGAAAGCATTAAAATTTTACCAAGCCAACTTAACGAATCACAGAAAAGTGCTATTGACAATTACTATCAATCACTTGCAACTGAAATAGAAATAATGCCATACAAGTCAAGTTTAATTTTTACAGACGGCTTTGCTTCTTGTAGAAAATCAACAGTTGATTGCTTAACAAGTGTAACTGATGTTATGATATTTCATGATGCAGAAAAGCCTGAAGCATACGGTTATGATAAACTTGAACCTAAATTATATGAAACACACGACGAGTATTTGCTAAAGACTGCAACTTCGTGGACAGGGTTTATGATTAAAAAAGACATCGCAACTGAAGAAAGAATTAATGAAGTAATTAACAAGTACGTTGATATCTACATTGCAGAATTAGGAATAGACAGAAAAGGTTTTGAATTAATTAAAAAATGAAACAACAACTTGTTAAACATATTATAGAAAACTTCACTGACCCATACGAATTACAAAAGACATATCGTAGTCATCCAAGTTATAGTTTACTAACACTTGAGGATTTTATTCCTAAGGATATTGTTAGTGCAATGGCTAAAGAGTTAGACAATGTTCCACTTGAAGATTGTAAACATTTTACACGAGCAGGTTCGTGTATGTACGAGTATAATGACGTTACAAAAACACCTGTACAAGATGCAGTTATTGATGCACTACACAGTTCTACATTTATTAAATGGTTACAAGAAGTTACTGACACTGTTGACCTTATACCTGATCCTCACTTAATTGGTGCAGGATATGTAAAGTCACTTCCAGGTGATAGTTTAAAAGTACACTGTGATTTCAATTGGAACGAGCAAATAAGATTACATCGTATGTTAAGTTTAGTAATATATCTTAATGATGATTGGAAAGAAGAATGGGGCGGACAGTTACAGTTCTACGACAAAGAAAGAAAAACTGTACACAGTAAAGTTCCTGTTGGTAATGGTAACGCTGTTATATGGAGTTATGATAACTTTGCATTTCATGGATATCCAGACCCAATGACAAATCCAAAAAATACAAGTAGAAAAGCATTACGTTTGTTTTATTATGTTAGTAATGCTAAACATGATGATAAACATCCGCCACACAGAAGTCTGTACTGGTTTGATGATAAAGAAAAGGTACCCTACGATAAGCCATGGACCAAATAAGATTAAACATACCCGACCTACCATATAAGAGTGTTCTTTGGGAAAACAAAGACAATGTAACAGATGAAGGTAGAGCAACTGCTTTTGAATCACAAAATAAAAAATATCATCTTGCAGGTTACACAACAGAAAATACAAAATACAAACAAGCATTTCCTGAAACTTATAATTTTATAAACTTTAGTAAGACGTTGTTTGATAGATGCACAATAGCACTAATGCAACAAGCACCAGGACAAGTTTTACCAGAACATGTTGATACATTTTACATGTTTGCCAAGCATAACAATGTTCACCCTGATGGGTGTATCCGTGTTAATATATTCCTTGAGGATTGGCAAAGCGGACATTACTTTGAAATAAACAAGACTCCTATTACAAATTGGAAACGTGGAGATGCTGTTATTATCGAAAAAAATGAACCACATCTAAGTTCTAATAGTGGAATGTCGCCTAAGTACACAATGCAAGTAACTGGAGTAAAGAATGAATTTAAGAGGCGCTAAACCCGTAACAGATAATGCAATTAAGAAGTTTATTACAGGACTTAACCCTGTAAGTGATTTATACAATGAAGAATTACCATCAACATTTATTAAAGCATTTATGGATTGGATTAGTGCAAGTGGTAATAATACATTGTCAGGTCTTGATTTATTTCCAAGTCAAAAGTTAGTTTGTGGAACTGTACAAGCATTTGATCACTTTTATTTTAGACACAAAACAAGACGCTTTAGATTTTTCAAAGGCGAATTTATGTATCACAGTGCATGTTTGAAACATGGTTGTGATTGGGAATACATTGAAGACGAACCACTTGATCATGATGACGTATTAATCATAAGTGTACCTTTTAGCGACCATGGTAGACAGCATGTTGATATGGAGTACTACTTAAACCAATGTAATACTTTAGAAATTCCTGTGCTACTTGACTTTGCATATTACCCTTGTACAAAAAATATTAATGTAGATTTAGCACAATGGAAATGTGTACAAACTATTACGTTTAGTATTAGTAAAGCATTTTATGGTGCTGAGTTTTTACGTGTAGGAGTACGTTGCGAACGTATAGACACTGATGACGGTATTGATGTGTTTAACTCAGTAGAAATGAATAACAGAATTGACATAAGTATTGCATATAGCCTGATACAAATGTTTTCAGTTGATTGGAATTGGCAACAATATACAAGTGCTTACAACCAAGCAATTGAAGATAAAAACTTGTTACCAACAGACTGTATTATGTTTGGAATCGGAGACGATAAGTGGAAAGATTACAACAGAGGCAGTCAGGTTAACAGAGTTTGTATTAGCGAACTAATTGGTGACATAGTTAATGGCAAGTGAATTTATAATTAAGACAGACGGTAAATTAGAAACGTACACAGAGTTTGATTCTATACCAGACAAGTTTGATTATATAATTAAGTTTGCACCAGAAGTTCCAGAGCCACCACACTCTGATGAACAACATGAGGAAATGAAATCTTGGAACATAAAGTTACAAGAATTAATAAAGAGGGAGAATTCATATGCCAGCAGTAACTCGAATAGGTGACGCAGACGTTGCTCACTGTAGCGGAATGACAAGAGCAGTAGGCTCTGGTAATGTATTTGCTAATAACATTGCTGTTTCAAGACAAGGCGATGACAACACAGGACACTTACTTCCAGGTGTACCTTGTCCATCACACTCTGCACCAATAGCAGTAGGGTCAACAACAGTATTCACAAACAACGTAGGAACAGGCAGAGTCGGCGATGCTATATCAGGTTGCACAAGTGTTGCGGCTGGTAGTTCTAACGTTTTCGCAGGCGGATAAACCAAACCACTTCTGACAGTAAATCTTAGGGTAGGCATTTAAATATGACTACTAACCAAGGAGATTAATATGACAGTAGTAAGCAGTCACAACGACTGGGATCCATTAGAAGAATGTTTTGTAGGTATTGCAGACCACGCAAGAATACCAACAGTAGATAAATCAACACATAGTTTTGGCTTTGCAGATTGCAAATACGAACACATCAAAGACTTAGAAGGACCAAGTCCTAAGTGGGTAATTGACGAAGCAAATGAAGATCTTGACGGTCTTGCTAAACTTTTAACTAACCTTGGAGTTAAAGTTAGACGACCTGAATCAATTGATCACAGCGTAGAATTTGGATCGCCAGATTGGAAAACTACAGGCTGGTACACATACTGTCCACGAGATTTATTATTGCCACTTAACAATGTTATTATTGATTGTCCGGGTGCAATGAGAGCAAGACAATACGAAACAACAGCATACAGAGAATTTTTATATGAAGCAATGGCAGGCGGTTCACAATGGATTAGTGCGCCTCGTCCAAGACTGCTTGATGACATTTATCAACTTGAAGACCTAAGTATTCCTACACTTAAAAATAATGAGATTGTATTTGATGCACCTAATGTTGTGCGTCTTGGTAAAGACTTATTATATCAAGTTAGTAACTCAGGTACATTGCTTGGTGGACAATGGTTAAAAACTATATTAGAACCATTAGGATATAAAATTCATCTTGCTGAAAAGTTTTATAGTTATTCACATTTTGACAGTACTGTAATTCCTTTACGTCCTGGACTTGTGTTGTTTAACGGAGATAGAATTAACAAAGACTGGTACCCACCTATCTTTAAAGACTGGGATAAGATTTTCTTCCCAGGTGATAAGGTACATGATATTGGTACTAACTTGCCGAACAACGTTTCGCCATGCAGTAAGTATATTGGTTTGAACTTTATGAGTGTTAATGAGAAACTTGTAATTTGTGATGAGAATCAAGAACCATTGCGTAAAGAATTAGATAAATGGGGAATTGAATCAATAGCATTACCAATGCGTCAAGCACGTACATTGAGTGGTGGTTTCCATTGTGTTACTTTAGATACGAAACGTAAAGGCACATTGGAAAGTTACTTTGAGTAAACGCGGTTATCACATACCAAATCTTGAATACATGATCACGACAAGTTGTGATCTGGCATGTCCAGGTTGCGATAGGTTCATTGATCACAACTTACCTTTTGTAGAATCATTTGATGGCATTGTTAGTAATATGGAAGCATGGGGCAAACGTCTTGACCCAGACCATGTTACTATCATTGGTGGCGAACCATTGTTACACCCACGCATATATGATATACTAAAAGAAGCAAGACGTATATTTGATCATGCAGTTATTGAAGTTTATACTAACGGGTTCCTATTACCTAAGCGTCCGGACATACTAAAGGTCCTTAAGAAAATAGGTAGAGCAAAGATTAGTTGTAGTTTACATAATAAAAATCCTAAGGTTAGAGAACTTATTGAAACTAATTTATGGAATGCTTTTTACAGCAAAGGCAAATGGACAATGGTTAGTAATATTGCACACAAGCAAGACGATGTTGAAGTAGAAGTTACTGATCCTACAGAAGGTGGCTGGTATGATTATAGGCAAACAATCAACGGCAAACTAAAACCTTGGACTGACAAAGATCCTGAAGCAAGTTATAAAGCATGTGGTGTAAACATATATCCTATAATATACAAAGGACAGTTATACAAGTGTCCGCCTATTAGTATGGTGCGTACATACTTAGGTAAAGCACAGCAACTTGACGATGTTGATTGGAAACCATATGTAGATTACCAAGGACTTAACATTGATGTACAAGAAAGCGAACTTGAAGAATTTGTTAAAAACATTTTCAAGCCACACAGTATTTGTGCAATGTGTCCTGCTAATCCAAAACTAAAACCACAAGAAGAAGCAGTGGTTAAGAATGTAAAATTAATATGAAAAAGATTCCTTTAATAACAATGGACAGTAATTCCAGAAGTCTCGGTACGTTTATTGAGAACTTCAAAGGTATTATTGAGTTTGAAGGACACAATGATAAAGTACTCGAGGATCAAGATAAACTTGTAGTATTCTTTGAATATGTAGGGGACAATGATTACACATTTGAAACATTTACTAACTTTTTTAAAACGTATGAAATACCAACCTTTCTTGTTATCGATGACTCATACGAAGGACTTACAGACAACGCATTTCTTGCGTTGGTAGAAAAAACTGTACAGGACAATCCTTATATTGTTGACTGGGTAATACTAACAAACAACAAACTTCTTAACACAAAGAACAAAATATATTTTAACGTACAGTTACATCTTGATAGGTATGATGGCATTGATATACGCAATCATCTTAACAAAGATTGGAATGGTAACAGTAACCTACGTAAGAAAAAGTTCTTGTGTTTGAATAGACAAGAACGTATGCATAGACTACAAGTAACACATCACTTGCTAAAGAATGACATTGCTAAACACACATACCTAAGTTGTCCACTTGGTGCATATGAGCATGTGTTCAATGGCAATAACACACAACAAGAACACAGAAAGTATCTTGACAAAGGTTTACATGGACTATGGAAACTGTCAGATGACTTTGTAGGATTACTAAAAGATAACTTACCTATTGAGTTAGATTTAAACGAAGTTACGTACAAATCCATGTCAAGAAGTTTGCCAAGTGCAGATGAATATTACAAAGAAAGTTACTTTAGTATTATTACTGAAGGCGACTTTTGGGACGACAATAGACAAGCATTTACAGAAAAAGCATTGAAGTGCTTCTTGTACAAGCACCCGTTTATTGTTGTTGGGTTGAAAGGAACGTTAGCACTATTACGTGAACTTGGCTTTATGACCTTTAGTCAACTCATAGATGAATCGTATGACAACGAAAAAGATCCTACAAAAAGACTTGCAATGGCAATGGTTGAAGTTGACAAACTAAACAGTTATAACATACATGAACTGCAAAACATGTACAATGAACTTAATGATATATTAGATTATAATAGAGAACATTACTTAAACTTGTTTAGGCAGAAACAGCCTGTAGAACTGTTACACAAGATTAATTCTTTTGTAAATGATTAATAATAAAATCTTTGTTAGGTAGGTTCAACTCTTTTGCGTTGTTGATAATTTCATTCCTTGCATTTAAGTCAAGTCCTTTAATATCTAAATCAAATGGAAATGTTAAAACATTAATATACCAACGTGCTTCAAACCTTGTACAGAAGTCGTGTAAGTCTTTTAGTCCCATGTAATTGTTTTTGTGTAACACAGAATTGAATTCTAATCTGTACATGTTGTTGTACACCCAGTCAATAAACTTAACTACATCAGGCCATTTAGTTCCGCTACGTACACGTTCTCCAAGTTCACCTATACCGTCAATGCTTAATATAAAAGTTACTTTCTTATAATGCTGTAGTTCTTCAACAACTTCATCATTAGGTATAAACGTTCCGTTAGTATTGTATATGACCTCAACATTGTTTTTGTTTTTTACTTGACGTAACAGTTTCAAATGTCTGTTAGTAATTAACGGCTCGCCTCCAAGAAACAATATCTTTTCAAGTGCCTCTGGTACATTTGTAACGTCATCAATTTCCATCAACTTGTGTTTCGGTGCACCATAAATTTCTTTTTCTTTTACAATCCAACTTGTACTGAATTCTGAATTACAACCATCACAAGTTAAATTACACAAGTTATCAAAACCAATTTCAAGAAACTTTAGTTCAACTTTGTCCATTGTATATTTCTCGTTGAACTCCTCACGTAAACTTTTGTGTCCTATCTTTTCTTCATAGAAACACTTTTCACAACCTTTGATAAACTCACCTTTGGCACTTTGCTCTCGTAAGTCTTTGTATGCATCGCTGTGTAATACATTGTCAACATCTCCGTCAAACACGTCAATAGAACGTTTGAATCTGCAACAAGGATAGACCCTGTTGCCACTTCTTATATTAGTGTGATTCCAAAATGCACTACATTTCATAATACGGTATCCAATGTTTATCCAAGTCTTGCTTTAGACATTTGGTTGCTAAATCTAATACACTTGTGTAATCAATTTTGGTTTTGTCTTCATTTCTAAATGGATCAAACACAAATCTATTATCGTTATTTACTATGTCAATCTCATTATCATGTATGTTGATAAACATAGGTATACTGGCGTCTAAGACGCATTTTAAAGCGTCTACAGTACACAAAGCATAGTCTGTACGAGCAACAGCATACTCTAATGAATCCGGGGTATATACGGGCATTTTAACCACGTTTACACGTTCCAATAACCATTGTTCTATGTGCTTGTCTAATACTGAATCGCCTAAAGGTAGTAACAAAACGTTACTAAATTTATTTTGGTTTGCGTCCTCTATAAGTTTGCGGACTTCTTCGTGCGTCATTTTTTGATTATTTCGAGATCGAAAGTAATGATGTCTAACGGCTTCTCGCTCATATTAGGCGTAGTACTTAGGTCAAGATAGCCTGGAATAAAATACATTTCTCCCTCTGGCATTGGTAAGAATGTTTGCCAACTGTTATATGCATTTTTATTCTCTACTGGAATCTTACTAAAGTAATATTCGCTTACAGGATTGTCTACTACAAGTCCTCCGCTTTTTGGATCGCTGGTTACAAAGTACATACCTGAATAGAAACTATCTGTCTTTTTAGTCTTAGTCAAGCAACCACCCGGCATTACTGTTTGAACGTATGCTCTGGTAATAGCAATGTGCTGTCCTTGTTTAACTTCAAACTTTTCAGTAATCTCCTTGACAAATGACTTAACATCGTCGCTTTCACTGATGTGTTTGAACGCATTGTTAGTATGAAAGTTATCTTTGCTCTGCCAAGTATTAATATGTTGTATATTTGTATTATTGGTTTGCTTTTGGTAATCTTCAACAATTCTATCAAATAATTTTTTGACTTCTTTGTGCTTTGAAAATGTAACTCTACTAATGCTGTTAACGAATAAATTTAATGTGTCCATGCAATTACTTATTGAGCAACCAGGAATAAACAAAGTTATCTGGCACTAAATTAAATACATTTATGAAGTGTGTATTAGTTACAGGTGGCTTTGATCCACTACATTCAGGTCATTTGGCGTACTTTAAAGAGGCAAAGAAACTTGGAGATAAACTTATAGTAGGAATCAATTCAGACGAATGGTTGACAAATAAGAAAGGTCGACCGTTTATGCCGTTCAAGGAACGACTTGCTATTATCAAAGAACTTGAATGTGTTGATAAAGTTATAGGATTTGATGACGAAGATGATACTGCATGTCATGCAATATTCCATACTATGTCAACTGAAGTAGGAACAATAGTATTTGCTAACGGTGGTGACAGGACAGATTTTACAACTCCTGAATACAAAATTTACGGAGATCATCCGCAAGTTGAATTTGTATTTGGTGTAGGTGGAGAAGATAAAAAGAATTCAAGTAGTTGGATACTCGACGAATGGAAGACACCCAAGACAATACGTAACTGGGGTTGGTACAGAGTGCTTGACGACAAACCAGGTTACAAAGTTAAAGAACTTGTTATTGAGCCTGGCAAAAGTTTGTCAATGCAACGACATAAACATAGATCAGAAAACTGGTATGTGTTAAAAGGTACCTGCGTTATTGAGACTAACTATGATAACAGAGACGACCAAGTAACAGTAGATGCAAATCGTTCTTATACGATAAATGAAAATGTGTGGCACAAAGGTATTAACAATACGCAAGAACATTGTCACATACTTGAGGTACAGTATGGCGAAAAATGTATTGAAGAAGATATAGAAAGAAAAGAATAATGAAAATTTTTGTAGGATACGATACCAGAGAAGATATTGCTTACCAAGTATGTAGGCACAGCATTGAGTCACTATGCCCAACGGCAGAAGTAATTCCTTTAAAACAAAACGAGTTAAGAAATGACAAGTTGTATTGGAGAGGTGAAGACAAACTTGCTTCAACAGAATTTACATTTACACGTTTCCTTATTCCACACTTAATGAATTATAATGGCTGGGCATTGTTTATTGACAGCGACATTGTGTTTACAGAAAATGTAAAAAACTTATTTGATCTTGCAGACGACAAGTATGCTGTTATGTGTGCCCAACACGATTACACACCTAAGCCTGGAACAAAGATGGACGGACAAGTACAAACACAATACCCACGCAAGAACTGGTCAAGTGTTGTATTATGGAATTGCGGACACCCAAGTAACCAAGCAGTAACAATTGACAGTGTAAACAATCCTAACTACGATGGAAAATACTTTCATAGATTTAGTTGGCTCAAGGACGAGGAAGTAGGACAAATTAGTCACGAATGGAACTGGCTTGTTGATTGGTACCAAGAACCTGAAGACGGAACCCCGAAGGCACTGCACTACACAGAAGGCGGTCCTTGGTTTGAAAACTATAGACATTGTTCATACGATGATGTATGGAAGAAATATTTAACAGACATGATGTATACAAATGACGATACAGGAAAAAATTAAAGACTGGGCATTCGGACAACTATCAAGAGTGAGTGAACAGTTTAATAATTTATCTCCGTGCCCTTATGCTAAAACAACATTTGTTAATGACAAGGTGTCTTTTGTTGAAGCAGACCATACAGAGTTTTTAGATATTGTCAATACAGAAATAGAAAAGTTTGATGGTGAGAAAGATGTTGTTATTGTGTATTCAGTACGTAATCCTTTTGGATTAGATTATCTTGAAGGTGCTGTTGAAGGATTGAATCATAGTCTTAACAAACGTGGTAAAGACATTTGGCTATTAGGATTTCATGATGAATGGACAATGATCTTTATACAAAAGATAACAAAACTTGATGACGCCAGTCTTGAGTTAGAGAAGAAGGGTTACTACAATAACTATAATAAAGACCAATTCAACCATTACGTAAGTAAACGAAGAACATTAAGAAGTAGACTATAAGGAAAATAACAGGAGCATATGGTAACATTTAAGAAAAGAGATAAGTGCTTTGTAACTGATCCAGACGATATGATTGTTCAGTGTCTAACTGAATCTTTCACCTACGTAGAGCCGACAGGACACAAAGTATTAAAGGACGATAACTCAACAACACCCCTTGTTATTAGAGGTATGACTGAACGTAAAGCAATACGCATTTGTGAAAAGCAAAAGCGTGATTACTTTTATATTGACACAGGTTACATGGGTAACTTGAACAAACGCAAAGACTATCATCGTGTAGTTAAGAACAACGTGCAACACATGACGCCACGTTATGATCTTCCAGATGATAGATTTAGACAGATACCTATGGCAATGAGCAATATTAGATTTCGAGGCTGGCGCAAGGCTGATGGTCCTATCCTTGTTGTTACTCCATCAGCAAAGCCTTGTAATTTTTATAACATTGATAGAGATACATGGGTAGATGAAACATTAAAAGAGATTAAAAAACATACTGACAGAGAAATTATTATTCGTGATAAAGGATTACGTAGAGAACGTGTAGGAGAATTTAGTGTACCTATGCAACTTATAAACGACAATATACATTGTGTTGTAACATACAATAGTATTGCGGCAACAGAAGCAATTAGTACAGGAGTTCCTGCGGTAGCACTTGCACCAGGTGCGGCTGATGAGTTATGTACAAAGACTATTGCTGAAATAGAAAATCCTTATTATGCAGACGAAGAAAAAGTTTTACAGTGGCAAAATTGGTTAGCATATTGTAACTATACAACAACAGAACTGCGTAACGGCAGGGCAATAGATATTGTAGAGGAGTTTAATCTATGTTAACAGTTGCATCGTATATGAAAGTAATTCCTCCTGGGAATTCAAATCCAGAGAAGCCAGCACTACTTAAAAATTTTATTCAAGGTGTAAATCTTATAGGGGACAGAGGATTAATTGTTGACTCTTATCATCCTATAGACACAGACGTTGCAGTAATACAAGGCTTTGTACATGCTAACAGTAAACAAACACCACACTTAAAATTACGTAGACAAGTTTATGACAATCAATTAAAACGTGGAAAGCGTTGCATTATTGTTGACAGTAATTTGTTTCTTGCATTTGATAAGAACAACAGTCACACATATCTCCGTTACAGTTATGATGGTATATTTGCCAACACAGGCGAGTACTGTAACTCCCCAGAACATGTCGACAAATTGCGTTGGCAGAAAATGAAAACAGCATTAAAGATAGAAGTTAAGCCTTGGAGAATACAAAACAACGGACACATTTTAGTTTGTTGTCAACGTAATAACGGTTGGAGTATGCAAGGACAAAATGTATTACAATGGTTACGTCAAACAGTTGAACGTATTAGAGAACACATAGATGCTCCTATTATTGTAAGATTCCATCCAGGTGACAAACACAAAGACACATACGAGCCACAGATAAGAGATCTAAAAGTTGGCGTTAGTCATAGTAAATCTATATTTGATGATTTACAAGGAGCAAGATTATGTATTGGGCATAACAGCAGTCCAACGATCATTGCCGCTATACAAGGTGTTCCTATTTTCTTAACAGACCCAGGACGTAGTCAAGCAAAAGATGTTGCTAACTATAATTTTAAATATCTTGCAACACCAGAAGAATTTGATAGAGGACCATGGCTTGAGAAACTTGCACAATGCCATTGGACACTACAAGAACTAAAGGACGGTAGTTGTTGGAGACACATGAGGAATTTTTTATAATGGATGGTAGACTTAATTCAAGATTTTGTAGAAAATGCGATGCTACATTTAGATATCAATGTAAGTGTCCAAATCATAAAGCAATGCCATGGCAAAGAGAAAATGTATTTCATAGTGGAAAACGATACAAAGGCAAAACTGCTTTAAAATATACACAGAATACAGATAAAGGTTAAGAGTAATGAAAATATTAGCATTAACAACATTCCATCAAGAAGGTATGGAGTTGTATGGACAGCGTTTTATAGATACGTTTGCACAAAACGTAGATAAGCAAATTGATTTAATTGTGTACACAGAAAATTGTACACCTACTAATCCACAGCCTGAAAGAATACAAATTGTAGATGCAAAAGCAGTGCTACCAAAATTAAATGCTTTCAAAGAAAAATGGAAAGACGAGCCTAAAGCAAATGGTATATGTCCTCCAGAAATCAAAGCAAGACGACCAAAGGATTGGCATAAAAAGTTTAAGTGGGACGCTATTAGATTTGCAAACAAAGTGTATGCAGTGTATGATGCATGTAAGCAAACAGAATACGATTTAGTAATATGGATTGACGGCGATACTGTTTGTCATAGTCCTATTACACAAGACAAACTTGTAAGTTTCTTTCCAGAACAAAACTGGTTAGCATATTTAGGACGTGGTAGAAAATGGCCTGAGTGTGGTTTCTATGCGTTGTATATCAAACAACAAGGTGCTATTGATTTTCTTAAAGAGTTTGAACGTGTCTACGAAGATGCAGACAACGGTATATTCAAAATGGAAGAATGGCATGACAGTTATGTATTTGACGAAGTGTTAAAGAAGATTAGAGTACAACACTCTAACATTACAGACCTTAGTGGACATCTTGTTAAAGGTGAAGGACATCCTTTGATTAACACAGAACTTGGTGCATACTTTGATCATCTCAAAGGTGCTCGTAAGCAAGTAGGCAAAAGTAAACTTCAAGATTTATTTAGAGTACGCAAAGAAGAATACTGGAAAGATGCCAAGTGAAGTTTGGTTTGTTTACACACAATGGTGCATTAAATTCAAAGCCTGTCTTTGAAGCATTTGCTAATGGCGTAGCACACTTAGGACATGAAGTTGTGTACAATGACATGAATGCCGATGTTGCTGTTATATGGAGTGTACTATGGCATGGTAGAATGTCAGCAAACAAAAACGTGTGGGACACATTTATAAAACAACATAAAAAAGTTATTGTACTTGAAGTAGGTGCATTGTTCAGAGGCACTACATGGAAGGTAGGCATTAATGGTATTAACAGAGATGCTACATTTCCTAAAGGCAATAATAATTCTGACCGTGCTACACAGTTTGGACTTGAACTTAAACCATGGAACACTGACGGCAGTAAGATTGTAATTTGTACTCAGCATGATAAAAGCGAACAATGGGTTAACATGCCTGCTATCAATCAATGGGTAAGTAACATGGTAAACGCCATACGAGCATATACGGACAAAGAAATAATTATCCGACCACACCCACGTTGTAAAATCAACATTCCAGGCATAACAGTACAAGCACCAAAACAAATACCAGGCACATATGATGATTTTGATTTAGAATTTGATGATGTATATGCTGTAGTAAATTGGTCAAGTAATCCTGCAACTCAAGCAGTAATGGCTGGCATACCTGTATACACTGGCCCAAGTAGCCTTGCATGGGACGTTAGTATAAAAGATTTAAAAAATATAAACGATCCTAAACTGCATGATAGAACGCAGTGGCTCAACAATTTGGCATACACAGAATGGAGTGTGCCGGAAATATCTCAAGGAATCCCAATAAAACACTTGACTTCTGAATTATAATACTGTATAATGCTATTATAAGTTTAGGAATCACAAATGAACCACGATTACAAAATTGAAGATTTATTAGAAGCACTTGTAGGATTAACAGTCCTGCCGGGTAAGCATTGGAAAGATAAATGCTTTCAATTACATGTTGATAACTCAAAAGTATTAAACAGTATTGGACATCAAGTGTTCAAAGGTTCTGCCTTAACACAAAAGCAACACGAACTTGTTAAAAAGTTATTGCTCGAATATTACACTGAACAGTTTACAGATCAAGGTATTGATATTACTAAACACGTCGATGAAATTAGAGAGCCTTATAGAAAAGTAGACAAAAGCCATTGGGTTAAGTTTGTTGAAACTCCAAACGGTACCTTTGTAAGCATTAGGTTTCCATTTAGTAATCAAGTTATTGAACACGTCAACGATCTTAAAAATAATGATCTAATAAGCAAAGATGAATACTTTTACGAAAAACATACACACAACTTTTTAGCAAATGAACAGAATGTTTATAAGGTTGTAACTGTTGCAAATAAATTTAAAGAGCAGTTTGATGTTGACACAGACGTACAATTATATTATAATGAACTTGTAGAATTTACTATGAACAAAGATAAGATTGTTCCAGGTATATATGAAAACAAATTTGAAAATATGAATGTTAGTTTGGTAGAAAAATTATCAGCAAGATATCCTAATCCTAACGAGTCACTACTTGAACTTTGGGATAGACGCTATTTGTATGGACTACATCGTTTTCCAGACTTTACATTTCCGCAGGATCTTTCAACACTGACACACAAGTTATTGGATAGAAAAAATAGTTCAGTGTTTATTAGATCAACGGAATGGCCATTGAATCAAGTATTAGAATCTTTAAACGAACTGAACCGGTTCCCATGCATCATGCTTATTGATCCTGAAGTGGCATCAGATCATTTGAGTATGATTTATAATGCATGTAATGGGTTTTTGGCAAACGAAGAAATATCCGTTATGTTTAGATTGGACAATAAGAACAATGGTGAATTTAACCAATTCATCAGGGACAAGGGATTAAATAATAATATAAGCAGTAAGACAAAACTTGTCGTTGCTAATCGAAAGAAAATAACAAAGCCTATTATAAAGTCTAATTGGGATCCAGTATGTGTACTATCACTTGGTGACTCAAGAGGTTCACACTCATACGCAAGAGAATACGTAGAAAGATTTGATTTGAAATTATTTTGGACAGTAGAAGACAGTATGATATCAACATACACAAGACACCGTGACACAACATACACAACGGGAGTGCAGACTATATGAGCAGTTGTAGAATAGTAATACACGACGAAGTTAACTTTAAAGTTGAAAACTTGTCTGTTGATGTACGTAGAAAGATTGCAAACAAGTTAAAGTTTCAAGTTCCGTATGCACGTTACTTGCCACAATACAAGTTAGGTCGTTGGGACGGAACTGTAGGATTCTTTGGCTTAGGTGGTAGTGGTTACATTAATCATCTTGATGTTGTACTACAAGTATTAACTGAACAAGGTGTTGAAGTTGCAGAAATTAAAGACAATAGAGAAACACATAATTTAAAATTTAGTAAGATTGACGAAAACTATTTTGCGGCAAAGAGTTGGCCTAAAGGACATCCTGCAGAAGGAGAACCTATTGTATTACGTGACTATCAAGTAGAAACAATTAATAACTTCTTAGATAATCCACAAGCATTACAAGAAGTTGCAACTGGTGCAGGTAAGACAATCATTACTGCATGTCTATCACACATTACAGAAAAACTTGGTCGGACGTTAGTTATTGTTCCTAACAAATCACTTGTTACACAAACAGAAGAAGACTATGTTAACTGCGGATTAGACGTAGGTGTATACTTTGGTGATAGAAAAGAATTAGGTAGAACACATACTATTTGTACTTGGCAAAGTTTAAACATACTTGACAAACGTAACAAAGATGGACAAAGTGTTTTAAGTCTTGCAGAGTTTTTAGATGATGTAAAAACTATTATTATTGACGAAGTACACCAAGCAAAAGCAGAAGTACTTAAGAAACTACTAACACAAAATTTAAAGAATGCTCCGTTACGTTGGGGACTAACAGGAACAATACCTAAGGAACAATTTGAGTTTCAAAGTATTCTTGCAAGTTTAGGTCCTGTCATTGGTAACATCAGTGCAAAAGAATTACAAGACAAAGGTGTATTGAGTAAGTGTCATGTTAATGTATTACAAATGATTGATACAGTAGCACACAGAGATTATCAAAGCGAACTAAAGTATCTAACAACAGACGAAGGTCGTTTAGAATATATTGGTAAGTTGGTAGATTCAGTTTCAGAATCAGGTAACACACTAATACTTGTTGATAGAATATCAGCAGGTGAAAAATTATTAAGTCTTCTTCCAGAGGCAGTGTTCGTCAAAGGCGATGTTAAACTTGCAGATAGAAAAGACGCATACGATGAAATTAAAGAAGGTACAAACAAAATTATTATTGCAACATATGGTGTTGCGGCTGTGGGTATTAACATACCACGTATCTTTAATTTAATATTACTTGAGCCAGGCAAGAGTTTTGTCCGAGTAATTCAATCAATTGGCAGAGGCATAAGAAAGGCACAAGACAAGGACTTTGTACAGATATGGGACGTTACGTCTACATGCAAATATGCAAAGAGACACTTAACATCACGTAAGAAGTTTTACAAAGAAGCAGAATATCCGTTTACGATTGAGAAAGTAGATTGGCAAAAATAAAGGAAACTACATGAATATATTAACATTAGATAACAAAGCCTTTTCACTTAACAACCTGCCAGAACAGATTGAAGAAGATATTAGATTCAGTGTATTAGATAACAGCGATCCTCAAAATCCTGATTTCTTTTTTATACCTCTAATATTTTTAGAAAGTTTTAGTTCGCCGGCGATTGTTATGGAGATTAACGGCAAAGAAATTAGTATGCCACTTGACTGGCATATTGCAGTAGGAGACTCTGAGACTGGAAACGATCTTGAGATTCTACCACTAACAAGTATTAACGACAGGGGATTTGAAGCATTTGTTTTTAATCCACTAAAGAGTTACAAGCCAGACTTTGGAAGTTTAAAAGTTACAAACTTCTACAATGATGTTAAATGGCATGTACCTAAAACTAAGAACGGACAATTATTAAGTGTACCAATTGAAGATGGACCTAATCCATTGTGTGCATTTTTTATTAAAGATGTATCAAGACAAATTGAAACAATTGACTATGGAGAATTATTTTAATGAATGCATTTGTAGTGTATGTTTGGATGACCGTGGCGTATATGCCATGGGATATTGTTAAGGTGGGCGAGTTCGCAAACTGTGAGCAAGGTATTGCTACAGCAAACAATCTGTATCCAGGATACGTAGCACTACATTGTATTACGCCTGACTTAGTACCCCCAGGAGGTTTTGCTGAATGAAGTTGTACTCTGAACATTATCAAAACCAATTAAGAAAGTTACACCAGCTCAAGTCAAGTTTTGGCAGTGCTGGAAAGTACAAAGGACTTAATGAATGGATTGATAAATGGAAGCCTCAGAGTTTAACTGATTACGGTTGTGGCAAAGGTAACGTCATGAAAGAAATTGGCAAACGTTATCCGGAGTGTGAACTGCAAGGTTATGATCCAGGTGTAGTTGAGTATAAACAAATACCTGAGTTCGCAACAGACTTGCTGATGTGTACAGATGTACTTGAACACATTGAACCACAAATGATTGACAATGTGTTACAGCATATTAATACATTGTTTAGAAAGAGTGCGTTCTTGTTAATTGATACAAGAGAAGCAATCAAAACATTACCAGATGGTCGTAATGCACATTTGATAATTGAAGGTAAGGATTGGTGGACTGAAAAGGTCACTAAGAACATAGAAGGAAATGTAGTTGTAAACGCATTTCAAAAGCAACAAAAAATATTAATGGTAATAGACAAATGAATCAACCAGTAATGAGTCTACAGAATATAGACGGACACGTAGTAAAGGAAGATGATAGATATCTTGTAAGAGATAATACAGAATTAAAAAATTTAGTTGTAAGTAGTACAACATTAAAACCTAACAAAGCAACGTCAGGTCACAAGCATGAAGGACAAGAAGAAGTCTATATGTTTTTAAAAGGTGACGGACATATGTGGTTAGATGATAAACGTTTTCAAATTAGAGAAGGCCAAATGGTATTAATTGAAGACGGAGTATTTCACAAAGTAGAAGCAGGCGACAATGGCTGTTACTTCGTTTGTGTTTTTGATGGAAAGAGATATACGTAATGGAACCTATTTTAATATCACCACACTTGGTATACAAAGTCGAATGTCCAATAGACTTAACCCCTATTGCTAAACGTAGTGCTGAACTGTTAGACACTATTATTGATCCAGGCGAAGTAGAACAAGATGGCGGTATTACAAGTACAGGACATCTTGATGCTCCACACTTATGGGAAGAAACAAGACTACTGAACGGTTGGTTAAAAGGACAAGCAAACAAAGTTTTAGACGCTTGGAACTTGAACTACAACACGTTTGGTATATCAAAGAGTTGGGTAAACAGTCATTATAAAAATGCATGGACTGACATACACGACCATGGTGATAGCCATCTTGTATGTAGTGTGTATATACAGCAACCAGAGAATGGTGGCAACTTATCTTTTGAAAATAGTGGTAGACAACTGTTTGCAGGCTATCCACGTTTCGCCCAAAATCAATCAAAACTTCATAACTACTTTACAGAGGTTGAAGTCAAACAAGGTGACGTTGTGTTCTTTCCAGGCTGGTTAAGCCATAAGAGTCATAAGAGCAAAAGCGAACAACGTAGGATTGTAATGGGTATGAATTGGCATTGTGCTTTAGAACGCCCACCACAGTTAGACAACGATCATATAACGAGGCAAGATGTTTAGTATTTTTAACAAACCCAGCACAGTAACATTAGATTGTTTTACAGATCAACGTGTAATATACGAAGCGTATGAACCTGAACTTGCTGAAAAGACAATGCCTGATTGGTGGAAGAAGATGGCGGCAACACGTAAGTTTGACAGTCGCAGTTACCAAGGCTTAGACAATGCTACACTCAAACGTTGTCCACATGTAAACGAATTGCTAACAACAGGTGTTATGTTTCCTGCTTGGATGCAGTTAAAAATTAAAACATTTGATAGACCAGACTATGCAGAGATACAAACGTATCCAGAAGGCAGTCCTGTTATACCACATGACCCGCAAGACTATGCACATCACAAACCAAACATGTTTCATGGTAAGGTTATGAGTCCGTGGCAGATAAGAGATACAAGCGGAACTAAATGGTTATGGACAAGTCCTCAATGGCATATGACAAATCCAATAGAGTATTGGACAGTGCCTGCTATCAGTGAGTTCAAGTATCAACATGCAACTATTACTAACATAATGGTTCCGTTCAATACCGAACTAAACATAGAGCCAGGTGATCCGTGGTTACATTTAGTGCCACTAACAGAAAAAAGAATTAAACTTAAGACACATTTAGTTTCAACTGATGAACTAAACAAGATGAACAGTCTTATGATGGGTATAGGAAGTTATGCACGTTTTATGAATAGAATGAAAAGGAAGGGAAAATAATGAGTCCAAGCAATGAAGAAAAACTTTTAAGAGATATTGAATTGTTAAATGTAAAAGTAGACAAGTTGCAGTTAACGATTGAAGCATTAGATAACAAACTCCAAAACCATATCGGCTTTATTGACAAGACGTATGAAGGCTTACGTAATCCAATTGATGCCGCTAAAAGGTTTATAGGAAAGCACAGATGAAAGTAAGTCCATTAAATATTTTTAATATTGAAAATCCATTTCCAGAGTGGTTAGTACAGTATATCGAAGATCAAACTAAAGATGTTAATTGGCAGTTTGTAAGTGTACCACCAGAACATGAAGAAGGCAACAAGTACAGAACTCCTGCACTGTTTACTGATGTTATGTTTTGTACACAAAGCAATATACTTGATGACCATAAAGAACTTACAAAGTTATTACACACTGCGTTAACACGTGATATTATTCCTAACACAATACCAGACGCAGAGATTAATCAAGTAACACGTACAAGACTAAATGGTACTGTACAGAATGTTTACTATGGTCCACACACTGACGTAAGCAACAACGAGCCTGGACTATGGACGTTTGTTTATTATGTAAATGATGCAGACGGTGATACAGTCTTCTTTGAAGAAGATGGCAAGACAGAGTTAACAAGAACAAGATACAAACGAGGAAATGGTGTACTGTTTCCTGCACACTATTGGCACACTATGGACTTGACCACAGTGCCGTTTCGTGTTACAATAGGTATGACATATTCAATAGAGACAAAACTAAATGGCTGATAAATTACCTTTAAAAGATATACTCGGTGCAATCGATATGAATGCAAAAGAAGTATGGGACGAACTTACTGATGAACAACGTAAGTCTGTTAGTTTCTTTTTGCTTAATAGATATTGTAGTGTAGTTAAAGGTAAACGTGAAGCACAAGAACTTGCAGTATTCAAAACTAATGAATATTATAACAAGAACTATTTTAACATTGCTAAACATCAAAAACTATTGTGGCAACTACTTTGCATGACAGCAAATGAAAACAAGTCTATTCAGTATCATGAATGGATAGGTTACAAAAAGAAAAAGGGTGCTACTAATAAATCAGGCAAAGAACTTGAAAAGATATTTCCTAACATGAAAGCAGATGAAATACAAATGTTAGTTAGTATGAATAAGAAAAAAGATATTGAAAAGTTTATAGAGGAATTCAATGGCCATAATTAAAAAGAACGGAAGACTGTTTACATTTGGTTGTAGCCTAACAAGGTATCACTGGCCTACATGGGCAGATATCTTAGGACAAAGTTATCAAGAATTTTACAACTGGGGTAACAGAGGTGCTGGCAATAGACAGATTATGGAACGCTTCAGTGAAGCATGTTTACGTCATGACTTTACAACTGAGGACACAGTTATTGTACAATGGACTGACTATCATAGATTTGATCATCACAAGAGTGATCCAGACTTACCTGAGAGTTGGTATCCAGGCGGCAACATATTTGTTGATAATCAAGCAGATCAGATTAAAGGCTTTGTAATGAATAAGTTGTGGGACGAACGTTCGTATATGATGCACTCGTTTAACTCTATACACGCCGCAGTAGCACTTGCAAGAACTATTAAAGCAAGAGTAGTTTTTATATTTGGTACAGACATGCGAGAACATTTATTACATGATCCGTATTGGGCACCTTACAAAAAGATTTTACAAAACAGTTATTGGATTGAAAAGGATTTATATAACTGGATGGTACAGATGCATGATAAACGTATATCGTTCAAAGGTGCAAAGTTAGGTAACTTAGATGAGGAACCTACATTAGATTATCACCCAACGCCAATGATGTATTATGAATTCTTAATGAAACGCATTTCACCATTGTTAGGTGTAGGCATTGATAAAAAGTTTGCAGGCAAATATCAGAAAGTATTAGAGGACACAGATGACTACAAAGATATCGGAAAAGCAATTCTTGAAGCAGGTTACGATACAAATAAAAGATACGCAAGGGGTTACTAACGTGTCAGATAAAAAGTTCGTATGTCAATATTGCAACACAGCATATACAAGAGAAAAAACTCTTATGGTGCATATGTGCGAACAAAAACGTAGAGCATTACAGAAGAACGAGAAACATGTACAGTTAGGCTTTTATGCGTTTACAAGATTCTATGTACTGTGTCAGAACATTAAGAAAGAAAAGACTTATGAAGAATTTTGTAAGTCATCATACTACAACGCATTTGTAAAGTTTGGATCATTTGTAAACAATGTGCGTCCGTTGTATCCAGAGAAGTATATTGACTATGTAGTAACAAGCGGAGTCAAACTTGATCATTGGTGCAGAGATGAACTGTATGAAAAATATGCAATTGGCATCTTAAAGAAAGAAGGTGTTGAAACAGCAGTAGAACGTTCAATCAAAACTATGATGGATTGGGGAGATGATCAAGAAGCACAATGGAATGATTATTTTAGATATGCAAGTCTTAACAGAGTAACACAACATTTACGTGATGGTAAGATTAGTGCATGGCTTGTATTGAACTGTGCAAGTGGTAAAGAGATGTTATCAAAATTTAATGATGAACAACTTGGGATTGTATATGCTGTAATGGATCCACAGCATTGGGCATTACGTTTTAGACGTAGTCCAACAGACGTAGAATTGGTAAAAGAAATAGCACAAAAGGCTAACTTATGATTGACAAAGACGAAGAAAAACTGTATAATATAACTATGAACACACAAAACAATAATGAAATGATAGTGTCAAACCATGTTGGTGTTGACGGAGAAAGTGTAGATAGAATCTATGGAGACCCTAATAGTGGTAAGTATAGATTGGTTCAAAGAGACTACACTACCTATAAAGGAACCATTACTAAAAAAATGACTATGGTCAAAGGCTTAGACGGTAATCGATTTAAGAGTCATGTGTTTGTTACACAAGATGATAGATGGTTTAATAGAGGCGGTTTGCCTATCACTAAACCAAACAATTTAGCAAATGAAACAGAAACAAAAGAAACAAAAGAAGAAGAAAAAAGTAGTATCGAAAAAGCGAGTGACTAAAAGAGAAATCGAAGGATACTACATTCCAGGAGATGGTACAATACAAACATTGTACAAACCTAAATGGTAATACTATACGGAATAATATTTCTATGTGTGTGTTACGCAATACCCGTATTCATGCTATGGTGCATGGACAAGGAAGAGCCTAAATAAAATGCCTGATATTGATATAGACTTTGCTGATAGAAACGTAGTGCTTGATAAGATTAAGCATCGTGTCGCTAAACTTGACACAGGCAAAAAACATAACACAGGTGTATACACAACTGAAGTTCCACACAATCCTGTGGACAACTTATCTACAATCGAACACAAGACTGCAGAAGAGCGAGGATATTTTAAATTAGACTTCCTCAACGTTTCGATATATAAAGATGTACAAGATGAAGCACATCTTATTAGACTCATGAAGAAGGAACCATTATGGGATTTACTAACCGCTCCAGAATTCAGCAAACAATTATTTCACGTAGGAGAACACAGTTACCTCCTAAGCAAACTGAAGCCAACAACGATACCGCAGTTAGCGGCAGTACTGGCGATCATAAGACCAGCAAAGAGACATCTACAAGACCATGGCTGGGAACAGATACTACAAGAGGTATGGGTAAAACCTGAAGACGGTTCCTACTACTTTAAGAAGGCACATGCAATGGCATATGCCCAAGCAATCGTAGTTCACATGAACTTGCTCTGTGAGCAAATCCAACAATAATTATTTAGGCTTTTTTACTAATTGTACAGAACGTCTTTTCACTCTCTTGAGTGTAAGGTTCTTCAAGTTCACAGTTGGCCCGTGAACGATCTTTACGTCTTTACTGTTCATGTTAACCAATGCGTATCTAAACTTGTCCATCTCTTTTCTCAAAAAGATATTGATAGGGATCATGCGGTTACTTTCCCACCACCATGTTTCACCCATCTCTAAGAACACTGGTTGATGTCCATCTTGCAACTCCGAGTAAACGTACATGCTTGTAATAAAGTTATCTTGATTACAAACGATACCGACGTACTCATTGCCACCATATGTAACAACACTTAAAAACGGAAATTTTTCTTCTATGTCTTTTCTTAACATCATTCTCTAATAAATAGTTATATGCAACTTATACCCAGATATTTAGTCAATGACAAAACCAATCTCGTAGCAAATGTGACTACGGGCACAACAACGGAGTTACGACAAGTGTACCAGAAAAACTTAAAAATATTTAAAGGCATAGACAACGTGTTAACCTTTGAAATTAAAAACAACGACAGTAAGCCTATAAGCATACTGAACACGTATACGCCACACTTTACAGCGTTCGATCATAGCAAGACACAAGTGCTTACTAAGACAGGAACAATTAAAGAAACATCAACACCTAACTACAAAGGACAGTTCACAGTTAGCATTACTGCAAACGACTTGCTAAACTTAGATGATCAGTTCTTAACATATACAATATACTTGACCAAGGACAGCGACAACAGTGAAGTAATTACATATGCTAACACCCACTTTGAGATGACTGGTACCATCGAATTACAGGGTGAGGCATTCCCAGGTCCAAAGGACACATACTCTGTTAGTGCGTTTACTGAGATTGAAAATAGTGACCCTGTTGCATATAAGAGCGAACAGATACCAGCAGAGGCGGCACGTAACGGCAATGAAGCATTACACACT